ACCCTCATTACTGGTATACCTTCTGCTTGAAGAACAGCATGAGTTCCACCACTAGATATAATTTGATATCCAGCACGGACTAATCCTTCTGCAAAATCAACAATACCTGTTTTATCTGATACACTTAATAATGCATAGTAATTCATAGATCTCCCTCTACACGGTTTTCTGATTTATGGACATCAAACTCTCCACCAGGATATCTTGCTTTTAATTTATCTACATTCATTTCTATTACTTCATCAAATGTAGTATCAAGTGCCATACATGCTTGTGCAAGATACCAACAGATATCTCCAAGTTCTCTCTTCATATGAAAGATATTCTCTTCATTATATGGTTTACCCTGAAGGATGATCTTCTTAACTACTTCAGTAAACTCACCTGACTCAGCAGTCAAACCAAGTGCAGCAGTTAATAGTCTTGGAACATGGCAATCATGCTCAACATCAAGTTCTGTAATACGTTGAAGTAATGCAGGAAGATCTGAACTTGGTTCACTGGTAACTCCAGCAACAAAGTCTAGATACTTTTCTGTATCAACTGTCATTTTGTTCCCTCATGTCTTGGTGTAATCTTTTTAATGCCTCAGTAACTTCAGGAGTTTCTTCCCACTCCCAGGTCTCTTCACGACCTTTACTATCGATTTTTTTGAATTCTTTTTTAGTCATTTATAATTTTCTGCAAAAGATTTTTCTTTACTGGTTGCTTCTCTGCAACTACTTCTTCAACCTTAACTTCTTCAACAGGCCATGGAACATCATATTCCCAGTGCTTTTCTGTATCAAAAGTTTCTGCTGGATTACCCAAACATCTTTGTAATAATCTAACACGTATAGTATCCTTTCTGAATACTGGTTGTGGAGTTACAGTCCTACCCAATTCAATATACTCTAGGTATGATGTAGATTTTGGTTCCACTACAGGAACATACTTTACTTCTTTAGGCATTAGAATTTAAATTCGTCGAAATTTTTCTTAAATTTTGATTCCTTTTTATTATACTCTTCTTCTTGCCCACTGTCAACAATATCCTCTTGTGCTTTTTGTTCGCAATCATACAACCTCATCTTTGCTCTATCAATACCAACAATAAATCTCTTATTAACCGTTGGATCATTGTACCTATTCTTTAACTGCTTCACCATTATTTGATTTAATGGTTCCAAGTCTTCTGTAGAAATAAGGGCAAACATAAGGTCAGCAGTAGCAGGGAGTCCAAAAGATTCAGAGGTGTCAGTAAGCTCAACATCAGAACTACCAAACCCGCTACGAGTAGTTTGAGTGGCAGATACAATCGGAAGGTTCGCCTCAACTGCGAGACCCCGTAATTCTTCTGCGATTGCTTTGATGTATGAGTAGGAATTGACTGTCGAGTTTCCTCTATATCTTGATGACGCACAAATATTAAGATAGTCTATGAATATTATATCAGGTCTAAATGACTTTTTCAATGCCAGTTCCTGAAGTAATGCTTTAAAATGTCCACTATGAGCAGCAGCAGTTGGATACTCTTTGATTATAAGAGTTCCTTGTGTCTTCTGTGCAAGGTTTGTAACCTTGGTCTCATACATCTGCTTTGGAAGATCTGTTATATCTTGTATTGCGACATTAAGTAGATTAGCATCGATCCTCTCCGCAATCTTTTCCTCTGCCATTTCGAGAGTGATGTAGAGGACGTTCTTTCCCTGGAGCAAAGCTGAGCTTGCCACATGACACATAAATAAAGACTTTCCAACCCCTGTGCCAGCAAGAGCAATGTTGAGAGTCTTATTCGGTAGACCGCCTTTCGTAATTTTGTTGAAGTATTCGAGATCAAATTCGATCTTGTCTTCCTTCCTGTGGTACGACTCATACCTTTCTTCATAGTCATTTAAATAGTCGTGTCCAATATGAGTGTCAAATGATACAGATAAAGCATCTGATAATATTGTAGGAATGGCATCTCTGTTTTGTGTTTCATCTTTACCGTCTGCAAGTGAAATAGATTCTAATAATGCCAAGTAAATAGCACGATCACGACACCATTTCTCTGTAGTATTTACCAACCAATCAAAATCTGCTGGATCATCTACAAGTGCTGCAACTGTATCAGTAATCTCCTTAAATGAACTATCATTAATATCATTTCTCTTCTCTATTTCAATACATAAAATCTCCTTTGTTGCTGGTTGATTATATTCACCAACAAATTTAGAAATTTCCTCAAAGATAACTTTCTGTTTAATATCCTCAAAGTATTCTGCTTTAACAAAAGGAATTACTTTGCGAACATATTCTTCATTATATAAGAGGTTTCTAAGAATTAGAAACTCAACGTTCTCCATCAATCAATTCCATGCTGTGGGTTAGTGGAAGAATGAGCAACATCAAATACAAATGTAATTCTAGTCTCATCAGCAATATTAACTGCACCATGAGGTTGCTTATTATCAAACCAAAAAAGAGTTCCTGGTTTAACTACTATTGTATCAGATCCTGTAAAATATTGATACTCACCAACAATTGATAAATGATATCTATCCTTTGTCTTATAGTAAGTACCTTCATCAATATGTGCTCCTACATATTCATCAACTGGTAAAGCAAGAAATCCACAACGATAGATTTCCTTATTTCCAAACTCTTCTTTGATAAGTTTAAGTATTTCAGTATGACGTTTATATGCAGGAGTATTAACATTGAGTTCTGAATCTCCTACAAAGTCTTCCTTCTTTTGTACAGCACCTATGGTGAGTTGAAGGTTACTTATAGGAAGATCATCAAAACCATGTTCATTAACTAAAGACCGAACACCTTCTTCTGTCTTCTGATGATTCCAGTCAGCAGGATTCTTTCGAAGTTGTTCGGTTACTTTACTTACATTAATTCCAGTTTTAATTACCTTTATAAACTTACCCATAACTATACTCTTTCTGTGCTATCTCGTCAAGAGCTTGCATCACTTCTGGAGTAAAGTATTCTTCTGGATTTTTATATATTGCTTTAGCATATACTTTCTTACCATTGATCTCATAACGTCCTGCAACGTTCTTCCAGAGTCCTCCTATCTCTCCTAATTCTAGAAGACCATAGTACTTATCAAGACCACGTTCATCAAAATATAAACGGATCTCTACTTCTTTATTCTCTTTACTTAAACGTGATTTATGCGTCTTAGCTTTGATAATGTTTCCGATGACTTCTTTTCCATCTTTCTCCTTTTTCTTTCCGAGATATATGATTGTACTCGCTGCGTACTTGAGTCCCGAACCTCCTCCCATTTCTTTAGTTGGAACATAAGCTCCGATGACATCATACGTGTGATTCGTGACAATGAGTGGAACATTCGCTTGACCAAGTTTGAGAGTTAACATTCTAAATGCACCCTTCACTAATTGGGATTTGGTCATATCACGCACCTGTTTGTCATCTAGTGCGTCTCTGATTTCCTTTTCTGTGGAGAGCATTCCCAATGAGTCTAACACAAACATGCACGGTTTGCGATCCTCTATGGGCATTTGGAGATATTTATCAATTGCCTTAAGTGCCTTTGATCTAAACTCTTCAATTGTTACAACATTAACAACAACAGTACGATTTAAATCTACACCACGGGATGCAAGTAATCCTTTATTAACAGCAGCTTCAGTATCGAAATAGAGGCAGTAACCGTCAGGATTATTGTCCAAAAAGTTCTTGACAACTGCGAGGGAGAAGAAAGTTTTACCAGTAGAGGATTCACCAGCGATGGCAGTAATCTTATTGCTAGATACGCCACCATAAATGGAACCGCTAACCAGTCCATTAAAGATGTACGAACCTGTGTCGATGTACTGTTCTTCTTCATCGATGTCTGCTGCGAGTTGGGTAAAGTCATCCCCGATTTCCTTTACGATGTCTTTTAAAAAATCCATAATTAAATACCTAACAATGTACGTTGACGATCAAAATAACTATTGAGAATCCAAGAACTACTATTCATTTTATCCTCACCACCAGTACCATAAACAAATTCTACTCTAGGATCATCATATCCTTGTGTTTGTTCTGGTATATTAGTTTTGGTTCTATCACCTCCGTTACAGAAAATAACCTTTTCAGAAATTTCTAAACATTTAGCAATAGCACCAAGTGCAGAATCATCACTATCATCCCAAGAGATAACAGCATCTACCATATCAAGATGACGTATAATCTCCGCACGTTCTATCCAAGGTAAAAAATATTGTCCCTTCTTTCTAGTCAACCACTCATTAGTATTGATGCCTACTACAAGATAGTTGGAGAGATCCTTTGCTCTCTCGAAGTATGCTATATGACCACTGTGGATTGGATCAAATCCACCAGTAACTAAACTCAATTTTTTAAAAAACATAATTAATCGTGATTGTGTTCAAGTTTACCAGACATTTCATATGCACCTTTGTTTCCACCGTGTCCATGTG